AAGAATCAATATACGATGAATATCAGGATGTTGCAAATGAAGCAATGGTTATCCTTGATGAAGGGTTTGAAGATAGCATTACAATCATGGCATTACCTTCAAAATATCGTATTGCATTAAGAACCAGCAACATAATAGAGCGTGAAAACAGAGAGATCAGAAGACGAGAAAAGGTCATTCAGATTTTCCCTAATACGGAATCTATTATACGACTGATTGGTGCAGTTCTTCAGGATGATCATAATGATTGGAGTGTCAGTCACAGAATTTTTGATATGAAAGAATACTATGACAAACTAAGCTCCATTCAATCAAATCTCCTGAAGATAAAGGCAGCATAGACGGACTAATATAGCTGGAAGATGAATTTACACACAAATTTGGACTTGACTAGTGGTGGCACTTTTTGCCGTCACTTTGCTGTTTTGACGGCGCTTTTTGCCCCCACTTTTGCATTTTGACGGCACTTTTTGCCCCCACACTTTTTTAGCTCTAATTTGTGCGGGGGCACTTTCTGCCCCCACTTTGTGGTTTTGGGGGCGCTTTTTGCCCCCATTTGCACGTTTTGGGGGCGCTTTTTGCCCCCACTCACTGGATTCACCTATTCATTTGTCTCTTTCACTATTACATCCGCATCCGATATTACATTTTCTGCTATCTCAGCACCATCTTCCGGCAATCCATTTGTTTTAGGCTGTGTATCCACTTCATCCTGTTCACTTATCACAGAATCCCCACCTGCCGCTTCATAATCCATTTCTTCTGCAACCTTGCTCCGGTTACGCTGCGGCTCATAATCCGGATTGTAATAATCTTCGTAACCATAGATTTTCCGTTCAAAGTACTTCCTTGGACATTTGCCCCGCATGGTGAAATAACCTTTTGCTTCAAGCTCTGCATTATATTCCTTTATAATTGCATATGCCTTTGTCATCCCGATACCAAGCATCTGGCTTATCTCACCTGCATCTATGAATGCTTCCTTTACACCCTTCATGCAGCTCCTCCTTTCATAAATTGTTATTTTAAATACGTTTTTTCACAAAGTCACTATCCTGTTCTTTATTTAATCCGCATTTCTAATTCGTGTTTATCTTAATATTCTTTTCAAAATTTGTCAATAGAGCTTTTTGCAATTACGCACTTGCAATTCGTTTTTACTTATGATAAAGTAATCTTACAATCATAAATAAGTCACTTACTGATACGTATTTCATTTATTATCAATCTTATACGCATCTTTACAACGGACTATTTCATATAAAGGAAGGTGGACAGAATGACTAATTCTCATTCCATTAAAATCACTATGTCTTCTCCAGAAGAAATCGGGAAGGCAATACAGAAACAGCGCAGAGCACAGAAGATTACTCAAAAAGAGTTTGCACAGCATCTTGGTAAATCAGAACGCACTATCCAGAAATATGAGTCTGGTGAAATACTAATGAAGATAGATGTTTTAAAACAGATTGCTAATGAATTAAATGTTCCATGGCAGGAACTTTTATCTCCAGAAGATAATAATATTCCCAAAGATAATACGACCACTAAATATCCGGCATATGAATTCCACACTATGTCAGATGTTATCAACGCTCTGTTTGCCATAACTGAACTTACTGACTTTTCATTTGAACTTACCAATACCAAACCTCCTGAAAATCCTGAATGGACTGCTGGGATTAAGGTTAATGGCAAAGGCAATGGAAAATATGATGCAGACTTCTGTCTCTTTATGGAAAACTGGATAGCAAAGAAGAATATGCTTCAGACAGGAAAGCTTTCAAAAGAAAAGTTTGATTCATGGAAATCAGATATGTTGGCATATTATAAGGATTCCAGACTGGATAATGAAGCCGATTAAAAAACTGAATAATTGCAGGCTTACACCTTTAGTAAAGAAAAAGCTCCGGCACACTCCTTCTCGCAAAAGGAATAACCGAAGCTATGTAAGTGATTGATCCGAAGGCTTCATAATCACCCTGAACAAGTAGATTATATCATAGCCTTTTGATGATTGCACAACAATTTTACAAAAAGGAGATGATATTCATGCCAGCTTACAAAGATGAAAAAACTGGTAAATGGTTCGCCAAGTTCTATTATACGAACTGGCAGGGAATCAAAAAACAGAAATGGAAAAGAGGCTTTGCCACCAAAAAGGAAGCCTTAGGATTTGAAAGGGATTTTCTGGAAAAGCAGTCTGCCAATCCTGACATGACATTTCAAAACCTTTATGAAATTTATATGGAGGATATGGCTGCAAGACTTAAGCAGTCAACTCTTCTGACAAAAAAGGCAGTACTACAGACGCATATTCTTCCATTCTTCGGTAGCAAGCCGATAAATGAAATCAAAGCCTCTGATGTACGAAGATGGCAGGCGAAGCTTATGAGTTCGCCGAATAATTACTCCCAGACCTATCTGAAAAAGATTAACACGGAGCTTAACAGCATCATCAATTACGCCAAGCGTTTCTATGACCTTAACACCAATCCCTGCGGCAAGGCAGGCACCATTGGAAAAGCAAAGGCTGAGGAAATGGATTACTGGACTTACGATGAATATATTGCTTTCCGTGAGGGTGTAAAAGACAAGTCGCTATCGTATATATGCTTTGAAGTCCTGTACTGGACTGGTATGCGAGAAGGTGAACTGCTTGCTCTATCACCTGCTGATATTGACCTTGATAACAAGACAATATCCATCAACAGAACATATCAGCGGATAGAAGGAAAAGATGTATTTACATCACCTAAGACAAGAAAAAGTAAGCGAATGATTCCGATTCCGGATTTTCTCTGCCAGGAGCTATCAGACTATATCCAGTCAAGGTATATGCTTGACGCAGATGAAAGGCTGTTCCCGGTAACAAAATCATATCTCTCACACGAGATGATAAGAGGTTGCAAAAACACAGGTGTAAAGAAGATACGAATCCACGATATCAGGCATTCGCACGCCAGCTTACTTATTAATCAGGGCTGTGATGCGCTGATGTTAGCAGACCGGCTCGGACACGAGAAAGTATCCACAACACTTAACACATACTCTCATCTGTTTCCACATAAACAGCAGGAGCTTGTGCATAGTCTGGAATCATTGCAGGCGACAGATTCGCCAACACCTGAACCACCATCTGATAACCCTCTGCTTGAAGCAGCAGGTATCACATGTGAAGTGCCTCAGACTCAAGACAACGGCTCAGATGTAACAATCCGACCTCAGTTTGGACCTGCGTTAGTACCACCAAATACCGCATCCGGCAAAATCATCCAGATGCCACAAAGAAAGATCATATAAAAGAAATCCAGCAGTCATCAGGGTTTCTTGCTATTAAAGTTAATGACAACCAACTGAAAACGATAGAAAAAGAGTAGTTGCTATTAGTAGCAAATTAGTAGCAGAGCAAAAGAAAAAGTCTCGGAGCCCGCTTGTTTAGCGGATTCCAAGACTTGTGACTCTTATTCAAACTCGATTTCGTAACAGCATTTCTGTGTACGTTCATCGTTAATTTTTCCACTAATTTTATGAATTTTATTTGTGATTACTTTCATTACTTTTATTTGTGTTCTCTAATAACATCATAATAACATCATTTATGTTTTTGTCAATACCAGTATATGTATCAAATATAGGCTGATGTTCTAATCTATCAGATTCACCTGCTTGTGCATTTTTTTCATTATCACAATTTTCTGCAATAATTTGAACCTCTGGATTCGTCATTGTGATAGACGGTTTTTTCCAAAACGGAGAAGGAATAACCGGATCAATTAAATCAGATTTGTCAAAATGCACTTTATTATCCTGTTCAACGTACATAATGCCTCCTTAAATTTAATGTTTTATCTCCAAAACATCTTCAACATCACAATCAAGCTCCTGACATATAGCATCTATAACTTTAAGATTGACAGGTTCGTTTTTACCAAGCTTCGCTAATGTGGCATTACTGATTCCTATTTTATCCCGAAGCTCTGTCTTTTTCAAGTGCTTATCAATTAGTGTTTTCCACAGTCGATCGTAGCAAATCATCTTCTTTCTCCCCCTGTCTTTCGCAAAATTTTCTCTAATTTATCCATTATCGCAATCATATTTCGGTAAATCCTGTTAAAAATACGCTCCCTTTTAAGAGCTTCCTTTAGCTCGACAACCGATTGATTGTATTGCTCTTTCAATCTTTCATCAATCATATAATCACCTCTGTTTTATTATAAATTCGTTTTTCTGTTTTGTCAACTTTTTATTCTGCTTTTCCAGAAAAAATATTCAGAATATTAGAAAAAAGCATTGACACTGGGTGTACATATGGTAATATATTCATAGAAACAGAATAAAAGTTCAATAAAACAGAAAAACAATTTAGGAGGATAAATATATGTTAAAAAAATCAATTATTCGGAGTTGAAGTAGAAATGACAGGTATTACAAGAGAAAAAGCAGCTCGTCTCGTTGCCGGAGTTCTTGGAACAACACCTTCTCATCCAGAATCAAATTGCTACCACACACGCACGATTGCTGATCAGGCAGCTCGCAAATGGAAAATTATGAGAGATTCATCTATCACACCAATAAGAAACGATGATACAAGCGAGCCTCTTGATGAATACAGAGTCGAATTTGTAACACCGCCGCTCAATTATTCCGACATTGAACTTCTCCAAAACATCATACGAAAACTCCGAGAGAACGGAGCAAAGGCTCATAGCAGTTGCGGTATTCATATCCATGTCGATGGTGCAAACCATACAGCAGTATCTCTCAGAAGATTAGTTAACTTTATGACAGCCAGACAGGATCTGATTTACGAAGCACTCCAAATCGGAGACCGTGAGAGTAGCTGGTGCCACAAACTTAACAAAACGCTACTTGATGCCATGAAAAAGGATAAGTATCTTACAAAAGAAAAAGCCGAAGAAATCTGGTATAGCAGAGCAAATGATGGTTATTGCGGTGGAATCGATCATCAGCATTACAATTCCACAAGATATCATGGAGTAAATCTCCATTCTTTCTTCACCAAGGGTACAGTGGAATTCAGACTTTTTAACAGCACACTTCACGCAGGAAAAATCAAGGCCTATATACAGTTTTGTTTGGCGGTATCAGCATGGGCTATCACTTCACAAGAAAAAATTGTATTCCGTTCAATGGATGGATACACACCAGAACAGAAAGTTACAATTATGAGAAACATCCTCACTCACCGCCTTGGACTTTATGGAGACGAATTCAAAACATGCAGGCTTCATCTTATGACACCACTTAAAAAAGCTGCCGGAATGACTTGTCGAGCAGCTTAGTAAAAAGTGCTGGCCTATCGGCACAACGGGGAGATTGGAGAATAATATGGGAAAATTGTATGTAGCATACGGAAGCAATCTCAACTTAAAGCAGATGGCTTATAGATGCCCCTCTGCGAGTATTTATAGCACTGGACAATTAACTAACTGGGAACTTTTGTATAGAGGCAGTGCAACCAATTCGCACGCAACAATAGCCAAAAAGCATGGTTCATATGTTCCTGTTCTACTATGGAATATTGAACCAGAAGACGAGAAAAGATTAGATATATATGAAGGATATCCCCGATATTATTATAAGCAGAATGTAATGGTTGATATTGGTGGGAAAAAGAAAAGAGCTATGGTCTATATTATGAACCAACAGCGTACACCCGGAAGACCATCTTTGACCTACATAGAAACCATCCGGCAGGGATACATTGATAACAATTTTGATTTAACACTATTTGAGAATTCATTGGATAGAAATACCATTGAATGCAGATAAATATTGTGGTATAAAAAAAGACGTTCGGTCCTTGAACGTCTTTCTCTATGACAGCAGTGTTGCAGCACTACTTGTCTGACGAAATCAAGGAGCCGGATCTGGTGTGGGTAATCTTCGCATAATCATTTGGCACCCTAACAATCAGTTCATCGAGTTCGCAATGTAGAGCCTCGCATATTAGGTCGAGGTGTTCCAAATTCACCCTATCTGTGTACTCATGGTACAATTCGCTGATGGTGTTGGGTCTGATTCCGGTTGCCCTGGCCAGATCCGCCTGACTCCATTTCATTTCGCCGAGCTTTGTAGATAGTAAAATTCTTATCATACGTCGTTGCTCCTTCCGTTATAAAATAGCATTTTCTGACATCTTTTTGTGTCGTTTGTTATTTTATAGCGAATTGTGTTATATCTTATCGGTATAGGTTATGGAGCAACTGCCCGTCTTGACTATTACAGTCTGTTTCCATAATCTTCATCAAGAGAAATCCATCTGTCTCTGTCTTTTTCTCCCGATTTTAATAATCCCCAGACTTTAGCTCCCGGACCTTCAGCTGTATCAATGATTGTAAATACATTTTTACCAGTATATTCCGGACTTCCATTTTTCTTCCAGTAATCATAAGTAGTTCCTGGTCCTTTTCTGATTCTGAGATCAGGAATTGTCACCCGGAACTTAAAAGGAGTACCATCATCTTTGATGCAAGGATAGATCTCATTGCCATCATTATCAAATACCTTGTATCCGCTGTTCTGTTTACATAATTCAATGGCATTGTTCTGATTCTTGAATGCTCCAATCTGTGAGTCCGCATCATCCCAGTTCTTTCTTACTCTGTAATATCCTGTGCCTGCTGTCTGCTGCTTCTGCTCCGGTGTTGCTTTGAATGATACATATTCAGGTATGGTTGTGATAAAAAGCCCGCTCTTTAACTTGTACCACTTTTCATCTGCTGATATACCAACCACAGTGAATGTGCCTGCATGTTCAACATGATCAACATACTTGTCTAATATACAAGGTGCTTTTCTTACATTAAGTCCATCATCACCTGTGTAAATAATCTTCACAGAACCACTCAAAGGATTGACAGCCTGTGAACTTGTATCATCGCTGCTGTTATCTACTGGTGCATCTGGCACTGTGTCAATCGTCTGTCCTCCCATGGCTTTCTTAACATCTTCTCTAAACTGATCCATAGTAAGTCCGAACTTGTTCCAAATGTGCTCAACGTCCCCATGATTGCTTGCGATACCTCTCTGATTTCCCTCATGATGTGAGATAATTACACCATCCTCCAATGGATTTAGCCCAAATTCCTTGCACCATTTAGCAAATACCTGTACTGCATTCGCATATGTTGCAAGGACATGTCTCTTGGTATTGCTTCCGTCTCCTGTCTCAATCCATGTAGCCCCTCCCACATACTTAATTGTAGCCGGCTCTGTCATTTCAAGAGATAAATGTGTGTTGTTGACACTGCCATTCTTTCCACTTGCTCCATGCCATCCTCTTCTAGCCTTTTTCCGCTCCGGGAAAAGAGGTAAACACTGAATTGCATAAGCGTCAGCGCCTGTAACTGCATGAACACAGGCTCCTGTAGAAGTCTCCCAAATCTTTGCAAATACTTCCGGCTTAGGCTGCGGACACCCTACACTATGTAACATAGAGCCCTTTACAGTAATTTCATCTCCCGTTTTATTGCAGGGACTATTCGTTGCAATCTGCTTTCTGATTTCAATTCCCATATTCAATTCCTCCATTTCGTCATACTGTGTTAATTCATATTTCTTTATGATTGAGCAAATCTTAGACACATAATTTATATCTGTGGCATATCCTCCAGCTTTAATGATTTCAACCGCTTTTCTGTAGTCTTTTTCGTTTGCGATACCACAATATCTATGTTCCGTTCCATTCATAGCACCAACAAGATACATTGAATGGTCCTTTATGCTCATTTCTATGTCTGGATATGCCCTAAAATCCGCTTTGATAGTATAAATTTTTCCGGCCTCATCCTGCTCGTTTGTGACTTTTGTGTATTTTGATACTCTATCCCATACACTTCCCCACGAGTTGCTGCTCAGAGAGCATTTCATGCCGAAGTAATTATTAGCTTTCTTCGCCAATTCAGATGTGCCCCAGGAACTTTCAAGAATAGCCTGAGCAATCGTGACAGAGGCGAGAATTCCGTTCTCTTTCATATCACTTATCGCATATCCACATATTTTCTGAATAAAATCCTGTTCTTTCATGTGTTCCTCCTACAAATCTCTTTGATCATAGTTATTTTGTTCATTATCCAATTCTTTTATGGTCAGTACACAAAGTGCAATTAGACACAGCGGCCATGCTATTGATGCTAACACAAGAAATACCGGGAATATTACTATCCCCGGTGTATTCTCTGTGTGTCTTTTGGATATAGATTTATACATTGCCCTGCAAAGCAAAATCACTCCTGCTGTGAATCCTAAAATTGCAATGATTACGTAGACCATAATCACCGTTCTCATTTATCCTCCGGCTTATAGAACCTTTTCCAAATAGTAATCAGATATTCCCAACCTTTGCAGCAAACAATAGCAACAATGAATGAAGCAAAAATTACAGCCACGAGGTAATACCACACGAAGGTGATTTTCGCATATGAAATATATGCAAAAAAGGCTGTGACGCAAATTATAATTGACAGGATTAAGACCTGCAAAGATGTAGGAATTCTGTTAAGAATCCCAATCTCTTTTGTGAACTCTGTAATTACAGAAATCAGTGTACAGATAACCGCAACTACAACAAGTAACTGTGACGCATTAGCAATAATAAATTCCATGTTCATGATAATTCCTCCTATAAATAATCTCAACTAAAGTTACATTCCAATTTGCGTAAATGCAAATCCTAGGACAATTCCTATTACCGCAGTTATTACATAACCAACGACTTTTCTCCACATTTCTCCGTCTTTGCTTTCCAAAGACACGAGACGTTTCCCCTGTGCCTCCTGCTCCCTGACCATGCTTTCAACACTCTGTGCCAGTTTTTCTATTGATACCGTAAGAGCGTTGATCTGCTTGGTATTTTCCTCCAACTGTTCAATCCGTCGGTTCTGCCTGTGGTCTTCCTGCTCCATTCGCTTTTGGTATTCTTCATACTCAGCTCTTGTAATTGGATCCTCCATTGTTCTCTCACCTCCTTCCAAAGGGCATAAAAAAAGAGCCTTACGGCTCTAATTCGCTTTTCATATCGTTATACTGCCCGATAACTTCATCTACAATTGCTGTATCCTCCGTCAGTTTATCGTCCGAAAATTCCCTGTCATTTTTCAACAGTTGAATATCCGTTGCCTGTCTGGCTACGATTTTTCCAAGGCGGTATATGATTTCATCCTGTTTTTCAACCATATCCATATAAAGTTCGAGCAGTTCTAACATATTGTCTTCATCCATTTTCTGTATCAGCCTCCTTCGGATTGTGCGTAAGAACAAAATCCTCAAATATTTTCTTTTCCAAAGCCCTGCAGTCGCAATGGTCCATCAAGGCCTTATAACTCATAAGAGTGGAGCGGGCTCTATCAAGGTCTATCTCATAATCACGATAAAGCTCCTGTATTGTTTTCAAATGCCTTTTCATTCTAAGGCTTGTATTTTTTCTCAATCGAACATCAAAAGGGCGAATAGTATAACCAACAAATTCCATGCCATGTGAGACAGGTCTAATTGCTGTTTTATTATTTAATCGAAGTTTCAGAACATCGCCTAAAAAATCAGAAAACATATTCTTGTACCTGTGTAGCAACTCCTTGTCCGTCGATAAAATAATCACATCATCCATATAACGAATATAATACTGTATGCCCTCTTTTCTCTTCGCCATTTGGTCCATAGGGTTTAAATACATATTGCCATACATATGTGACAATCCACCACCTATGGCAATCCCTACATCCCACAGCATTTCTTTATCCGATATTTCCAGTGGTGACTTTACTCCAAGTGGAAGTCCAAATGCTCTGGAAGCATGGCACACATAATGTTCAAGGAATCTAACCGCTTCCTTGTCCCCTATCTTTTTCCGGATTATGCTCATAAGCACCTCATGATCCATTCGATAGAAGAATTTCTCCACATCCATTTTCAGATAGTACCAACGTTCACCGCTTTTCTCTACAAAATCAACCCACCCTGCTAATCTCTGCATAGATTTAAGTTGTCCTCTATCTTCTATGCAGGAATAGGTATCACTAATCATCCCTTTACAAACTATAGGATTGAGTACATTGTATGCTGCCCTTTGAATTACTTTTGTTGTGTAATCAGAAAATATTACTTTTCGCAATTTTGGCTCATACACATAAAAATGATGGTATATGTCTGGCGGATAATTATGGCATTTAAGTTTTTCGGATATCGAATGTATATTATCTTCCAGGTTACCCCAGAATGCAATCTGCTCATTTTCATATCTTTTTCCTGCTCGGGCATCTTTCTCGGCCTGTAGCAAATTATCAAAAGATACGATTTGAGCATACACATTTTTAATGGACATATTATCTCCTTTCAGAGCATTGCGGGATTCGCTTATACTACTACCGGCATTCATGCCCATTACATTTTTTTGCGAGAGCAAAGGAGACGGAATCCTTTACACCTCTGTACTGACTGCACACCCATTAGGTCTGCAGCATCTGACTTGAAGGCAGAGCGGAGCGGAAACCGATGTTCCAGTTCGCATTGGAGCGGGGATTGTTGAGGTTCAAGTTGAAGACACCAGCGTTGGCACCACTGTTCCAGTTGCCCCCCCA